TGGGTCCATCGAAATATCTCATTGCGAGGGAGTGTCACAGCGACGGGAACTATCACCTACACGCTTACCTTCACTTTGGACGACGCAAGCGTTTCACAGGGAGTGACGCGTTTGACGTGGACGGACACCATCCTAACATACAGAAACCAAGATCCGCTCGAAGTGTCATTGCCTACTGCTGTAAGGAGGACACTACACCGTTGGCTAACTTCGATTATCAGGCAGGAGAGCCAGTATCCGGGTGGGCTGACTTACTGGAACGATCCACAAACAAGGACGAATTTCTGGCAGCGGTGCGAGAGCGCTTTCCACGCGACTACGTGTTGTCTCTTGAACGTCTTCTATTCTTTTGCGAATGGAAGTTTGGACGAACTGAGACCGAGTACACCGGACGCGTTCGAGGAGATTTTCGGGAACCACAGTCCCTAACATCTTGGGTGACGACCAACTTGGCAGAGGTATTCATATGTACACATAAACACCCTACGCCTACCGGCTCCGGGTCGGAAAAAATCCCTATCCTAACCATGATGATCCTAATCCTAACCTATAGTTATGTAGGAAGTGGAGCGACCACGCTCTTTGCTTCTTATCGGAGAATCTAGACTCGGGAAGACTGAGTGGGCAAGATCTCTTGGCAAGGCCATGTATTTCTGCAACCTCTTCTCACTCGACGACTGGAGAGACGACGCCAAGTACATCATTCTCGACGATATCGACATTAAGTTCTTCCCCCACTGGAAGTTCTTTTTCGGATGCCAGAAGGAAGGAGTGCTCACAGACAAGTATCGAAAGAAACGACGAGTTCGAAATGGTAAACCAACCATCTGGCTCTGCAACGGAGATTCTGACCCTCGAAGATCTCTTTCCGGAGCTGAAGGGCTATGGCTTATTCGAAACACAGATATTATTGAAATAACAGTTCCTTTATTTTAAGGATCACGGAAATAAATGATATGCTCGTAACTCATGTTTACAACGGTATCAGATGAGGTACCAAGAGGTGACGCGATGACTTGCATTACCCACCAATACGTTCCATTCTTGTAACGAGTCGGTACGGTATCAATGGGTCCTTGTAACGCATCTTCAATTTGCATGTTACGTCGTATTGGTACGTAAATATTGAACGGTGTCGGCATTGACAAATCACCATCAACAACATCTCCCCCTGGATTGACAGGAATCATGAACGAACGGATAACTTTGTGACGAGTAGTATCGAATGGAGCGACCATACCAGCTCCCACGAAGGGAACTGAGGTGTCCATGAAGAATCGAGGATTGACATTAGGAGGTACTTGCGTTGGATTGGTTATAGCGGTCGTTGTATTACCAAAAGGTTCAAACGTGCTGTTAAAACCATCTCCTTGGTCCTTTGACCACAAAAGAGTCAGTCTAACTAACGCAGAGGTGGCTGGAGGAGTTGTTAGATCCATGCTAAATGTACCACGGAGTGCCATTCCTTTGATCCAAACTTTGTTTCCATCGAAACGATCATCTTCGTCTCCCTGAAGGAGGTCAGACAAAGGGCTTTGCACATGGATTATTCTGGTTGTGCCATCGCCTTCTGCGAGTGCCAAATTAAATTCTTGTGCATTGACTCTGCGTCTGGGTTCGGCTGTTCTGAGTATGACACGTCGGACTCGTTTAGCAAATGAACGGCGACCTTTCCTAAAACGGCGACGAAAGCGACGGCGAGGACGGCGACGAGGACGGAAACGGCGACGAAATGCCATAATTGGGCCAGTTGTATTCTTAGAAATAGAGAAGTCTGCTAATTTGAGACGTTTTTCCGGCTGGAAGAACTGGAATCCGCGAGAACGCTTCTTAGATAGGTCTGTTTTTAAATCTGGACCAATAGCAGGTGCTAGAGCTCCAAGTCCGTACCTATTTAGGACTGTTTGCTGCGCAACGAATCCGGCTCCACGTAAAACAAGTGCCATCGAAAAACATTTCGATTTGGGCTGCCGCTTATATAAGGGTGGCGGGTGGCGGGTGTCGGCAGGGTAATATTATGCCTGCCTCCAGTTTCGCCTTTGATGGAACACACATTTTCCTCACCTACCCTCAGTGCGACGCAACCAGAGAACGCCTTCGTGATGTACTCACAGAACGAGTGGGTCCATCGAAATATCTCATTGCGAGGGAGTGTCACAGCGACGGGAACTATCACCTACACGCTTACCTTCACTTTGGACGACGCAAGCGTTTCACAGGGAGTGACGCGTTTGACGTGGA